ATTAAAGCAGAAGATATCTACAAATACAAAGAATATTTTGATCTTTTTAAAAGACATAAAAAGAAATATCCACTTAAAGACATTAACCAAATCAAAAACCAGGTTCAATTACAGGATTTTATATCTAAATCTATTGAATTAAAAAATGCTGAAGAAGAAGACCCAACAAAGAAAAAAGGTGTATCCAAAAATGAAAAGTTTAGTGATTTAAAATTGATGGAGATGGATGGGTTTGATGTTTATAAAATTCCTCAAGGTAGAGATGATTTATATAATGCCTCATGTGAATTAGGTTCTGGAACTGAATGGTGTACTGCTACTGGTAATACAGATAGTTATTTCAAAAGATATAATGGAAGTGGGGCTTTATATATTATAATAAACAAATCCAACCCAAAAGAAAAATACCAAGCTTTATTTGAAGAAGAACAATTTATGGATGCTTCTGATAACCCTATTTATTCAAGTGCACTACCTTATTAAAATATAATTATTATGGATTATGTAAAAGTACCTTATATCAAATTAAAGGGTAAAAAATATATGGGTGTAATAGATGAAAAAGCCATATCAGGTTTTGAAGATTCTATGATGTATCGTACTGAAGGAATATCTACTGATTATCATAATCAAACCACTCAAAGTTTATATAAAATGTATAAAGCAGGTGATGTTCCTGTTGAGGATAGTGCAATAGGTGTTGTAAATATCACTTCTCCAGAGAATCTTCATAAGATTCATAACATCCTTCAAACAATAGCTGAAAAAGAGGATTTACACTTTGAACAACATGAAGAACATTTAGGAGGGATAGGTCTTGAATTTTATAATTATTTAGCAGATAATCCTAATAGTTATTGGAACTCAAATTCTGATCATGTTGCTTCTTTAATTATAAATAATGGTGATGGTAGTATTACTTTTGAATATTTACCTTATACTATGAATGAAACAGTTTTTTATACTGATGGTAAAGGTAACATTTTAATTCCAAAAGAAGATTATGAGTCAAATGAAGATATAAATTAGTTATGTTAAAAACAATTGAAGAGTTATATGATGGGTTAGTACAATATTATTACCCCATCCAAAATAAATATAGTTATGTATCATTAGGTGGTAGTATTCCTTTAATAATAACTAATACTATTCCATTTCGTCCTGTAAAGGACATTGATATTATTTCAACTCAATTTATTAGTAAAGCTGAAATAAAATATGAGGTATTTGGATGTGGGTTATATGAATTAGATGATCAACCCTTTGATATTGGGAGGTATAAAACTATATGTAATAAACCATTAACACAAGACCTTGGTTTAGATTTATTTATAAATCCTCAAGCAACTTATTATTATATAAAATATAGGGATTTAAAATTAAGAATATCTCCACCAGAAGAAATTTTCCAATTTAAATTTAAAAGAGGATTACAAAGTTCACACCAAACAAAACAAGATCTAAAAGAATTTTTAGCAGTTTTGTAAAGAGATTTGGCTTCCCCAATCTCCTTTCGTATCTTTACATCAAATAAGTTTTATGAATAAAAAAATAGTAATTGTTGGGGCAGGGGTGTCTGGAATTAATGCTGCTACTAAATTAGTAGACAATGGATATCCTGGAGAACTAATTTCAATTATTGATATGGGTAAGGATCCTTATAATAGAGATCCAAGTGAATTAATGAAAGGTTTTCTAGGAGCTGGAGGATTTTCTGATGGTAAGCTTACTTACCATACCATGATTGGGGGTCATTTAGCAAAGTATTGTGGTGAAGAAAAGGCAATGGAATTAATGGATGAAGTAATCAGTAATTTCAAACGTTTCCACCCCAATCCTGATGAAGTACAATGTTCCAACCCTATAGAAGAACCTGATTTTATTAAACCCTATTTTGGTTTAAGACTATTTCCTGTTTGGCATATTGGTACTGATTATTTAGCTGAAATTGGTAAGAATTGGTATGATTATTTAGTTGATAAAGGTGTTAAGTTTATTTGGAAAGCTAAAGTAGAAAACATTGATTTTGATATAAACTTAGGTTATTATTATCAATTTGATGAACAGAATATTGCAGATCGCGATCCACGATATTTCCATTATGATAAACTTATATTTGGGGTAGGAAAAAGTGGGATAGATTTTGCAAAAAGATTAATAGAGGAACATAAACTAGAAACTGAATCCAAACCAGTTCAGATAGGGGTTAGATTTGAAACACCCCAAAAACATTTCCAAAAACTAATTGATATAAGTTATGATTTCAAGTTATATCGTAAATATGAGGAGGAAGGTGTCTCATTACGTTCATTTTGCACTAACAACAATGCTGCTTATGTGGCTGTTGAAGAGACTTATGGAGATATAAGTTATAATGGACATGCTAAAAAGGATGAAGCACATCGTAATAATATGACTAATTTTGGTATTTTAATGGAAATCAAAGGTATAGATAAACCCTTTGAATGGTCAAGGGATTTAGTTTCCAAAACCCAAAGACTGGCTGAAGAAGCAGGAGACCATGCTTGGGGGCATGGGAAGTGTGGTTTATTTTATTCACCTAATATTAATACAAGACCCACTTTAACTTCAGAAGGAGGGTATGTTACTACTTTTGAAATTAATGAAGTAGGTTTAAACCAAGTAAGAGAATATTTTCAAGGTTATTTTGGATATGTAGAAGCTTTTATTGAAGATATGAAAAAAGTATTCCCAACACTAGGGGATGATTATGGAGTCTATATCCCTGAAGTAAAATATCTCTCTTCAGAGCCTGTAGTTAATTATTCAGATTTATCACTTACTAAATATCCAAATGTACACTTTGTGGGTGATGCCCTAAGTGCACGTGGTATAACAGTAGCAGGTTCTCATGGTGTTTATGTTGCTGAATCAATTTTAAATTAAAAACATGAAACTTCTTAATATACTAAAAGAATATAGTAATCAAGGTCCAACATCTCCCGAAGTATATCTTTTTGATACTACTAGGGATGAAATTACTAAAACCACTATTAAAAAAGTACAAACCATCCCCAACCTAATATATGATATGGGTGGGGGTGAAACCTCATATTATGGACAATATAATATTGTTATTATTGATAATATGGATGAAGGGGATGTTTTTGAAACTATTAATGATATGACCTCAACCCCCCAAAAGATATATATTAAATATAATTTAGAAAACCCATATTCCTTCCCCAAAGCTGATAAAATTATAGCTTCACAGGTAGTATACCATTTAAAAAATGTTGAGGGGTTTGCTAATACTATAAATAATTCATTAAAGCCTAATGGTGTGGTTGAATTTAATAGTGATATAATTGCCCCCCAAGATAAGAAATTTTTACAATTTTTAAAAGAATTAGGATTTCATACTCATAATTTTAAAGAACAAAACCAAGGAGGAGTATTACTTTTAAAAAAATCAAATCCATCAAAACAAATTGTTACCCCTTTTGATAAGGGATATAAAAAACCTAAAAGAAAATATCAATTTCAAGGGTATGATGGGGAAGTTCATACTTTCAAAAATTATAAGGGGTTAAAAAACCATTTTATAGAATATGCTGAGAATTTATTTAGTAAATATCCTTATATTTACACACAGGATTATAACTTTGGGGAACCCACTGGGGATTTTATAAAACATAGAATTGAAGATTATGACCCATGGAGAGAGGAATGGGGTAATAGCCTTGAAATACTAACTTACCACATGAAATCCGCTTATGATAAAGACCATAAACCTTTCAATATCTTCAGGAATTACAAAATCAGTCATGATCTTGATCATTAAAAATAAATTATTTTTAAACTAAAATATAATAGTATAATAGTTATGATAAAAATAGATATGTCTAAGAAATTTGAATATAAGACAATGGTATCAAATGATGCGAGGCTATATATGGCTAAAACAGATGCTGATGAGAATTTTAAACTCCACAGATGGGATGGACCTGCAATTATTCCATTGAAAAAGTCCTCACCTATGGAAAAATCCTGGTATTTATGGGGGATGAAGTATACAAAGGACGAATTTGAAGAAGAATTAAGAAATCGTAATGGTGTTCCTTTCCATAAAACAGAAGCTGGAAAACAAGCTGAACAAAGATCATGAAATTAAAGCAAATCCTTACTGAACTTTCCGATATTTTTAATTATACCAAAAAATGGGTAATAACCGGAGGGAGATATTCAGATCTAAGAGTACCAAAATCTTTTACCCTACATTTGAAGAAAGAAGGATACGAAGCGTGGGGTAAAATTTGGAGAGGGATTGCATTTGTTCTTCCAAAAAATATTGATATAAATAATCAATCTGCAATTCATGATTTTGTTTGGGAAAAAAGCAGAAAAGATTATATTTCCTTTTCCTTAGATAAAAATATTGCTAAGGACTTTGCTGATGAGATAGGAGATTCAGATGCTATGGTAGATGCCCCCTTTGAAGAAGGGGATCATATTATGACGGGAATAATAGTTCAAAAAAGCCCCTATATTGATATTTTCCATTTTGTAAGAGATCAAATCCCAAAAGACCCAAGATTTAAAAAAGTTTTACCTTATACTAATAGAGAAAAAGAGGTTTTGGCAATGATTAAGAAAGATTTTGAGTTTGAAATTATTGATACAATACCTAAAATTGATCCATGGACCAACCCGATTTAAAATCTATAATAAGAGAAGAAATGGTTAGATTTAGGTAAAATAAATAAGTTTTAATAAATAAGTTTTAATAAATAAGTTTTAATAAATAAATTATGAAGATTGGATTAACAGGGACTCAAAGCATTGGGAAAACTACATTAGTAAACGCATTAAAAGAATTACCTGAATTTAAAGATTATGAATTTAGGACTGAACGTTCTAAGTATTTAAGAGATCTTGGTATTCCTCTTAATATGCAATCCACATTGAAGGGTCAAATGGTATTCTTAGCAGAACGTGCTAGTGAACTAATACATGAAAACATTATAACAGATAGAACTGTAATTGATGTAGTTGCATTTACAGTATCTTCAGATATAATTAGTACCCAACATGCCCAAGATTTTTATCGTCTTTCCCAAGATATTATCCATGAATATGATGTTATTTTCTATATAGATCCTGAGGGTACGGAAATAGAAGATAATAATGTTAGAGAAATTGATCCATCCTATAGGGATGAAATTGATGCTAATATTAAGGCAATAATTAAAATGAATAAATCCCAAACCAATTTTTATACTTTAATAGGTACTACTGAAGAAAGGATTTCCCAAATCCAAAATTTTCTTCTTACACTGTAATTTACTCTCCTTTTTTGTATTTATAATAAAATATTCTTACAATGAAAAAATCAGAATTTAAAGCTCAAATCAGAGAAGAAATAATTAACATATTAGAAGCAACTCAAGATGATGTTGATACTCAACAAAAATTTAATGATGAATTAAAAACAACAGCTCAATTAATGAAAGATGCTGGAATGGTAGATGAAGGTGATGATTATGAGGGTCCTACAGCAAGACAAGCAAAAAAAGGTGATTCTGTTTCAACACTAGCCAATAAGTTAGGTGAAACCAAACGTGAAATGAAACAAGTGGTGAAGGATTATAAAAAAGCAGAAGGGGAAGAAAAGCTACAATATGTAAAACGTTTGAAAGAATTAACAAGCATTAAGAAAGAATTAGAACAATTATTAGATAACCCTAAACCTGCATATCAAGACGATGCATTTTAATTTATGGGTCAACCCGATTTAAAATCTATAATAAGAGAAGAATACGTAAAATGTGCTAAAGACCCAATCCATTTTTTACGTAAGTATGGTTATATCCAACACCCCCAAAGAGGAAGAATAATATTCAACCTTTACCCATTCCAATCCAAAGTATTAAATCTTTTTCAAAGTGGAGAAGATGAAATTATATTGAAATCCCGTCAATTGGGTATTTCTACTTTGGTTGCAGGGTATATTTTATGGTTAATGAATTTTCATGCTGATAAAAATGTTCTATGTGTAGCAACAAAACAAGATACAGCAAAAAATCTAGTTACCAAAGTGAAATTTATGTGGGAAAATCTTCCATCATGGTTGAAGGTGGCACATGAAGAAAAAAATAAATTAACACTTAGATTACAAAATGGTTCTCAAGTTAAAGCTGTTGCTGCATCATCAGATGCTGGAAGATCTGAAGCTGTTACATTATTGGTTATAGATGAGGCAGCTTTTATTGATCAAATTGATTCTATTTGGGCTTCTGCACAACAAACTTTGGCTACCGGAGGACAGAGTATTATATTGTCGACGCCTAATGGTACTGGTAATTTCTTCCATAAAACCTGGGTTAGAGCTAAAGAGGGAAAAAACGGATTTTTACCCATTAAGCTTCCTTGGCAAGTACACCCTGAAAGGAACCAAGCATGGAGAGATGAACAAGATGAATTATTAGGTGATCCTAGAATTGCTGCACAAGAATGTGATTGTGATTTCAGTACATCTGGGGATATTGTATTTTATAGTGAATGGATTAAATTCATTGAAGAAACAACAATTGAAGAACCAATAGAACGAAGAGGGGTAAATAATAATTTATGGATATGGGAAAGACCGGATTATTCAAGGGAATATATGGTAGTGGCAGATGTAGCAAGAGGGGATGGAAAAGATTTTTCAACAGCTCATGTAATTGATGTTGAATTAAATGCACAAGTTGCTGAATTTAAAGAACAATTACCACCAAAGGAATTTGGTTATTTCTTAGTTGGTTTAGCCTCTGAATATAATAATGCTTTATTAGCTGTAGATAATTCAAATATTGGATGGGCAACATTAGATGCAATTATTGAACGTGAATATTCTAATTTATATTATTCACCAAAAACAGATAAGTTTAATGCGCAAGATTATTTAAAAGTATATGAAGGTGGTAGTGATGTTGTACCTGGTTTTACTATGTCTATGAGATCACGACCTTTAATAATAAATAAATTTAGAGAGTTTGTAGGTGATCAAAGTGTAACAATAAAATCCAAACGATTACTTGAAGAAATGAAGGTATTTATATGGAAAAATGGTAGACCGGAAGCTCAATCAGGATATAATGATGATTTAATAATGGCTTTTGCAATAGGAATGTATTTAAGAGATACTTCATTACAGTATCGTCAACTAAGTATTGATAGAGCAAAAGCTGCTTTAGGGGGTATACAAAAAACCTCTCACACCCCAGGGGTATTTACATCACAAGTACAAAATCCATACATGATGGATATTAAAGGAAGAAATGAAGACTTCAGATGGGTTTTATAATTTAAAATAATATGGCAGATAAAAGATTATTTCCAAGACTAAAAAGATTATTTTCAACCGATGTTATTATTCGTAATGTTGGGGGTAATCAACTTAAAGTATTAGATACAAATGCTATCCAACGAAGTGGTCACCTTGAAACCAATTCTTTGGTGGATAGATTTAATAGAATTTATACTAATTCTCAAACCTCTTTATATGGTTCACAAGTAAGTTTTAATTACCAAACTTTAAGACCACAACTTTATTCAGAATATGATTCTATGGATACAGATGCAATTATTGCTTCTGCTTTAGATATTGTAGCTGATGAATCTACTTTGAAAAGTGATATGGGTGAAGTATTATCCATAAAATCATCAGATGAAAACATCCAAAAAATATTACATAACCTATTTTATGATGTTTTAAATATTGAATTTAATTTGTGGGCATGGATTAGAAATATGTGTAAGTATGGTGATTTCTTTTTGAAATTAGAAATTGCTGAAAAATTTGGTGTTTATAATGTTATTCCTTATTCTGCTTTCCATATTGAAAGAGTAGAAGGGTTTGATGAAGAAAACCCATCAAGAGTTGTATATAGATTTTTACCTGAAGGTACATCTGCAACAAGTTATGGTTATTATAATTTACCAAATAGAACAGTTGATAATGATGATCAAAACATAATATTTGAAAATTATGAAGTTGCTCATTTTAGGTTATTAACTGATACAAATTTCCTACCTTATGGGCGTTCTTATATTGAACCTGCTCGTAAATTATTTAAACAATACACTTTAATGGAGGATGCTATGTTAATTCATAGAATAGTAAGATCTCCTGATAGAAGAATATTTTATATTAATGTAGGTTCAATAAATCCAAATGATGTAGATGCTTTCATGGAAAAAACTATTTCCAAAATGAAACGTACCCCTTATGTTGATCCTGATACAGGGGATTATAATTTAAAATTCAATCTTCAAAATTCATTAGAAGACTTTTATATCCCAACAAGAGGAAATGATCAAACTACAAAACTTGAAACCTCTGCTGGATTAACCTATGATGGTATTAGTGATGTTGAGTATCTTCGTAATAAATTATTTGCTGCCCTAAAAGTACCCAAAGCATTTATGGGGTATGATGAGAATCTTGAAGGTAAAGCTACATTAGCTGCCCAAGACATCAGATTTGCACGTACAATTGAGAGAATTCAACGTATTATTATATCGGAACTCCACAAAATCGCAATAGTTCATTTATATGCACAAGGCATTAATGAAGAATCACTAAATAATTTTGAATTATCATTAACTACCCCTTCAATTATATATGATCAAGAAAAAATAGTATTATTAAAGGAAAAAATAGAATTAGCATCAAGTATGATGGAGGCTGGTTTATTCCCATCAGATTGGATTTATGAAAACATTTTCCACCTAAGTGAAGACCAATATGATGAATTGAGAGATTTAATTAATATGGATGCTGAAAGAAAATTTAGAACCCAACAAATACAAGAAGAAGGTAATGATCCTAAGAAAACAGGTAGATCATATGGTACTCCTCATGATTTAGCTTCATTATATGGTGAAGGGAGAATGTATTCTGATCCTGGTAATGTGCCTGATGGTTATGATAAAGATAAGGAATTGGGAAGACCTGAAGAAAAATCTTCTAACCTTAATACTCAAGATAATGCGCTTGGGAAAGATAGATTAGGGGTGGAAAGAATGAAAGGAACAGACAATAATGATTCGGATTCAATTAAACCCAAATTTAATAAATCCCCCCTAGCATTAGCTGAAAGGGATTATAAACTTAGATATAGGGATATGTTAAAAAATGCACCCCGCAATATTAAAAAATTAATTTTTGAAGTTGGGGAACAAGGTGACTTGTTTTTAGATGAAGCAAATATTAAAGAACCCCATTTGTAGGGATATTCATATATTTATAAGAAAATAATTCCACGTGAAGATCAACCATTCGAAGTACAGAAATACAGGAATATTATTTGAACTATTAATTCGTAAAGTAACTTCTGATACTTTATCTGGAAACGATTCCCCAGCTGTAAAACTTCTTAAAAAATATTTTGTCAATTCAGAATTAGGTAAGGAGTATAAACTGTATGAAACTCTTTTTAAGAATAAAAATCTTACAGAATCCAAGGCTAATATTGTATTAACTACGGTTTTAGAGGCATCCTCTAAATTAAATAAAAAATCTCTTAAAAGAGAAAAATATAATTTAATTAAGGAGATAAAGGAGCATTATAATTTGAATGACTTATTTAAGGTGAAATTGGAAAATTATAAACCTTATGCATCCTTCTGCATTTTAATGGAATCTCATAATAGTGATAAACCAAATCCCCAACCTTCCCAATTAGTGGATATTAAGTTGAATTTATTGGAACAATTATCCCAACCTAAGGTACAGGAAGGAAAAGATGAATTACTAAGTGAATATCAAGGGTATGATAGGGATTTAAAAATCCTAACATATAAAATTCTCCTTGAAAAATTCAACTCTAAATATTCCTCTTTAAATAAAGACCAAAAAAGAATATTAAAAGAGTATATCGAAAGTATTGATAGTACTTCTCAATTAAAAGATTTCTATAATAGGGAAATTAATACTATTAGAAGAAAATTAACAGAAAATATCAAGTCTATAAAGGAGCCGGCTATTAAAATTAAATTAAATGAGGTTGTTAAAGTTTTAACTGAATTAGATAAAAAACAAACGATTAAAAATGATAACTTTGTCAATCTGTTGCAGTATCATTCTTTATTGGATGAAACGACCAAATTATTAAGTAATGGGAAATAAATATTTTTATTCTCTTACCGAAAAAATAGATAAAAATAAATACCCACAAGAATTTTTAGATAAAATTGAGGGTGAACATGGAGAAATTGATTACCAAAATGACTCTTTTGCCCCTGATTTAAGCCATTATCTAAAAACTGTGAGTACACACCCAGAGACTGGGGTTCCTGAACAAGATGTAATTTATTTAGCATCTTTCCAAAAATCATTCCATGCTCTTGAACTAGCCAAAAATGAGTTAGAAGATCTTTCTAATGTTAAAGATGTTCGTGCAGATGATAAACTTAGACAAATTACTAAGGATTTAAGAAATGTATTTAATATGCTTAGAACCCATATTAGGAGAAGATACCCTGAACATTATGATCTTATTAAAAAACAAATTGATGAAACTTCAATGACCGGGGGAACAGGTACTGCTACTGCAGGTAAAGGGGCTCAATATACATCTCCTTATGCATATAAACTGGTTCCTAAAAAAGTAAAGGGTAGTGGATTAGAAGTAAAACAGTTATGGGAAGATGATGAACAGGAAGAAAAAGATTATACTACATTCCAACAAAAAAGAATTACTGACTTTAAAGCGATTGAGACAGAATTAAACCATATTTATAAATTGATATCGGTTGCTGAAGGTGAAACAATTAGACATTATCAGGAAAATCCTGGTTCATATAAGGTATTAAAAGCAACAGATTTAATACTTGATTATTTGAAGGATATTAAAAAATTATTGAAATGAAAAAAAGTCAATTAAGACATCTTATACGAGAAGAAATTCAAAGGTTGAATGAAACCCCTAAAGAATTCTCTGAATTAAAAGAAGGCGATGAGTTAAAATTAACCCAAAGGTTAAATTTAAATAAAGCCCGTACTAATATTATGGAGAAGGGAACTTATGTAGTAGATTCTATATCTGTAAAACTTAGAACCAAAAAGAAAGAGGTAGGACAATATTTTAATTATACTATCCCAATGACACAATGGGATGAAATAAAATCTCATTTTAAATAAATATAATGAAACGAGCAACATTACAAGATCAATATAACCTTATTAGTGAAGGTCAAGGGCATAAAGGAGTATTCCTTAATGATGCTAAACGTATGTTCCCTCAATATATTCTTAACCAATCCAATTATGAACAAACTGTTCAAATACTGAAAGAAAAGAATATTCTTAAAGAAAATATCCAAGTAGTAACAGGTTCAGATAAACAACCTGATTGGTTTAAGATATTTGAGGATAATATCAAAAACATTAAGGTTGAAAGTAAGAAAGTTGATAAGGAAGTTGAAGAATTAGAAACAAAAGGCTTTGACTATAAAGATCCTAAAAATCTTGACAATCAAATTGGTCAAGAGGTATTACAAGGTTTATATTGTGAATTAAAGAATGACCCTGAATTAGAATTAGAAAAAGCTAAAGATAAAGTAGCAAAAAATCTAACCAAAAACCCATTATATTATGTTGAAAATGGACAATTTGGAGTAGAAGGATTAGGGTATGTAACTGAACATCCTGGATTAGGAGAACCTAAAGAACCAAAAGGTAAACATAAATCAAGTGGGTATGGTGATATTCCTAAAGAGATGAAGGGTAATGTTAATAAATCCGGGCTTATCAATGAATCTAAAAAAAAATCTAAAAAAAAATCTAATATGAAAGAACAAAAACTACGTAAAATTGTTAGATCCATTATTAAGGAAGAAATAAGGGACTGGAGAGGAAATAGACAAGGAGAGATGTTTGATGAACCCTCTCAACTAGATATGCCTCCGGCTGCTACCGAAGCCTATAAAGTAATAGAAAAAGCTGCCAAAATAGTATGGCCTAATGATAGAATATTTATTGAAAAAGGAAAGGCAAATAAGTGGTGGGAAGTTAGCAAACATCAAGGTAGGGGATGGGATCCTGGTTGGATGTCAATTTCTTCAAATGGTACTGTAAGGTTACCTATAACCCTACCCTCTCAATTATCTCGTTATACTACTAGTGAACCCTTAACTCAAAGAAATTTAAAATTCCTCACAAATCTTTTTAAGATTAACGATAATTATGGGAAATATTCTAATTCAATCCCTTCTTATGAAGGTTCAGAATATGAAGATTCTAGGGATTTAATGGGATTCAAAGAACATCTAATAGATCTTATTGGAGGGATGAATTTAAACATTCAAGAATCTAAGATTCGCAGATTAGTAAGAAGCATTATTAAGGAAGAAATGGAGGGGGAAACATTATTAGATAAAGCTAATGAATTGGTAGCTACTTATGGTGATATGGTTCCTGATGAATTAGTTACTGCTATGATAGATGATTGGAATATAGTAATTTCAAGAGCAAAAGCACATGAATTAATCGACCAATTAGAAAATTCCAATCACCCCTATTATAGCTGGCCCGAGGGTGATTATGATTACGAAGATGATCCAGAAGCCCGTTATTTCCGTAATATGGAAACTAATGCAGAGAGATTTTCAGGCTATGGTGAAGATTATTAATTAAAATATATGTCCATTAACAAATCATTACTTGTAGAAACTATTGATTTCAAACCTCTCAAAAATGAGGGTAATATATCACCCACAGGTCATACAATCATGACTGGGGTGCTAGCAACCTGTGAGGTAAAAAATGGTAATGGTAGATATTATTCACGTGATTTATGGGAACGTGAAATAGATGGGTATCAACAAATCATAAAGGAAAATAGAGCATCAGGTGAATTAGATCATCCTGACTCACAAGTTATTAATTTAAAAAATGTATCCCATAAAATAATTAAATGTTGGTGGGATGGAGATGATGTAATGGGTAATATTAAAATCCTCCATGATACACCAACAACAAAAGGTACCCCATCAGGTAACATTCTTCAAGCTTTAATTGAAAACGAAGTATTATGTGGTGTTTCTTCACGTGGTATGGGTTCACTTGAAGAAAGAGGTGATATATTAGAAGTACAAGATGACTTTGAATTATTATGTTGGGACTTTGTTTCAACACCTTCCAATCCAGGATCATATATGAATTTAGTAAAAGAAGGTAAAAACCCTTCATCTCCTATTGAATATGGTAAAATAAATTCAATAGTAAGAGAAATCCTTTGCAGTCAAGGTCAATGTCCTATTGACTAGAATCGCATTTTGATTCTTTTCCATATACCTATAATCGTAAATATGCCTTGATCTCAATAAGGCATTACATTTTTTTCAACCCACCATTACGTTTCCAATAAACGTATTTCCAAATTAAATTTTAGGACAAATGAATAGACAACTATTTAAAGATGCTATTGCTGATGCAAAAGCCGTTAAAGAATCCGCCATTTTAAATGCGAAGGATGCTCTACAAGAATCATTTTCCCCCCACTTGAAGGAAGTTTTAGCCCAAAAGATTAGGGAAATGGAAGAAGAAGATCTTGAAGAAAGTTTTACAGAAAGTGTTGACGAAGAAGATGCAAGTTGTACTGAATCTGAGGAATTTGACTTAGATGAAATACTTAATGAGGTAGATGACGATGATGATAAGGACGATAAGGATGATAAGGATGATAAAGATTCCAAACCCACCAAAGATTCTAAAGATTCTAAAGATGATGAAGAAGAAACATTGGACTTAGAAAACATGACTGAAACCGAATTAGAAAAATTTGTAGAAGATGTTATTACAGATATGGTAACTGCTGGTGAATTAGAAGCAGGAGCAGGTTCAGAAGAAGGAATTGAAGGAATTGAAGGAGAAGAAGATTTTGATGAAACAGGAGAGTATGGTATGGTAGGAGTTGGTGATGATGAAGAATTCGACCTTGCTGAAATTGAGGACGATGAAGTTGAAGAATCAACAAACCGCAGATCTTTCCAAGAAAATCGTAGCCGAAGGAGAAAAAGATCCATTCGCGAATCTAAATTCCGTAAAAGACCAACTAAAAGAACCTTTAGTAGATCAAAACCTACTAATACTCGTAAATCTAATGAATTAAGAGAAGCTGTACAAGTTATTAAAAAGTTGAAAGGTGAAATTAACGAAGTTAATTTACTTAATGCTAAGTTGTTATATACAAACAAGCTTTTTAAAGCTAACAAGAGTTTGACAGAATCACAAAAGGTGGCAATTGTTGAAGCACTTGACAAAGCAACAACTCCAAAAGAGTCTAAATTGATTTATGAAACATTCTTAACTAAAATGAAAACTAAGTCTAAGAAAAAATCATTTATCAAGGAAAACTTAGGATTTGCTTCTAAACCAAGTACTGGTCTTGTAACAAAGAAACAATCCCAAATTGTTGATCCTCAAATTGCTAGATGGCAAAAATTAGCAGGTATTAATTAACAAAATTTTTTAACAAAACGACTAAATTTAAAAACTTATGAGTCAATTACAATCATTACTCGAAAGTGCAAATAACTATAAAACGGTTCAAAGTGATGCCGCTAAGTTAGCACGAAAATGGGCTCGCACGGGTTTGTTAGAAGGATTATCAAATGAAACAGACAGAAGTAATATGTCTATGATACTTGAAAATCAAGCTAAACAACTTGTGACTGAAGCCTCATCAACTGGTGGAGGAGTAGCTGGATCTACTTTTACTACTGGTACGGGTGAGCAATGGGCTGGTATAGCACTTCCTATGGTACGTAAAGTCTTTGGACAAATTGCGGCTAAAGAATTTGTTTCTGTACAACCTATGAATCTCCCATCAGGTCTTGTATTCTTCTTGGATTTCCAATATGGAACTACAAAATCTCCTTTCACATCTGGTAAATCAATGTATGGTACTAGTTCCGCAACTGAAGAACCATTTGGTAATAATACTACTAATGGGCTTTATGGTGCTGGTAGGTATGGATACTCAACAAACCAATCTTCATCTGCTTACGCATCAACTACAACTGCTTCTGCAGCTTGGTCAGAATTGGATTTTGATTCTACATATTCAGCTTCTGCTGTAGGAGATGAATGGGGAAAGGTAACTCTTGCAACTTCAACAATAGATAAGTATGATCCTGAAGCAATCCGTTCTTTCAGATTGTTCTCAGCTTCTGTAGATATTACATATCCTGCTTGGACCCATGAATCAGGTGCAAACCTTGTGTTTATTTTCACAGGAAGTGCGATTACACCAACTGCGGATGCCTTCATCCCAACTGTTTCTTATTCATTAGCTCCTACTGATGACCGTAGAGGTGATTTTGAAAGTGGAAACACTACATTGAATGGTAATAACACTACTATTACAATCCCTGAAATCAATGTTCAAATGGAAAGTTCAGCTATCGTGGCGAAAACCAAGAAACTGAAAGCTGTTTGGACTCCTGAATTTGCACAGGACTTGAA